TTAGCTTGAGCGTCTGATTGTCCTGGCTGCGGAATTAGTTTCATCTATGAATTGCAGTTGCGAAAGCTCACTCATCCGGGCTGTGGGAAGCTCGGGTTGATTCAAGAGGTTCTCCTGGTCTCTCGCAAACCGTGTGCTTTGCGATAGACGTCCAGTTTGAGGTGGTGCACCGCGTGCAGTCGAATGTATGGGGGCAATGGGAGTCAGGGCTATCGGTGGACTATATGGTGGCGGTGGATCAAGGTTCAAGGTGGAGAACGATGGCGGCAAACCCGGCAATGACAAAGTTGAATATCGAGGCGGACGATCCAGGACCCTAGCCACCGTCTGAAACCATTGAGTGCTTCTTGCCGTTGCTTCTCTTGCCGCTCTGAAAGCCAGCGTTATGGTGGCTGCCCCTGCTGTAACACTCGCACCCACCAGAACGGGTGCTATTACCGAGGCAGGGTTTGCAATTGCCGCGGCACCGAGCAGCAAGCCTGACGCTCCCGTACCCAGAGCCAAAATTCCTTGCCCTCGAAAACGACCACTTGTAGACAGGGAAAGCGCCATTCCTCCTGTCGAGGATGCCGCGCCTGCAACGCCTGAAAGAATATTCACAACAGCCGGTATAGCGAAGCGCCCTGTGGGATCTCGATGATTTACTGGATCTGCGACGCAATAGGTGTACGCGTTTAATCCACCGGCGGCGAATGGGCTCAATTTGTCAGGAGAGTGGAACCGCATCAGCACCGGGTTGTAGGCTCGATGACCGTTCCCCAATAAATATCAATGAGTCTGTGCTTCCTTAAACTCACCATTGAAACCAAGACGGGTACAACGGTGATCGCCTGATCGGTACCCATAGGCAGTGTATGCCAATGGATTCACCTCGCCTTGACTCACCTGCGCCACAACGGATTGGTTCTGATGGGTCGCAAGTAGAATCGTTTTTGGTTCGTTTTTCTCGATTCGAGTGGGCGTGACCATAAGGGGCTTCTGGATACTGAAAGGACGATACTGTTGTTTTACAGATTTTGGTCCCGCGTCGGTACTAGCAGAACTGATAGTACCTTGGCCTAGCTCCAGTCTACATTTAGCGAGAGCGGCGAGGATCTTGAAACAGGGAAAAGTAGGGAAAAGGAGGGAAAAGGGGACAGGGGACAAAGGGGACAGGGGACGGATTTATTTCTCTTCACTGCTTCCCATCTCGCGATCTTCAAACGCCGAACGCACAGCCTCCACAACTCGTTCCGCCATGCGCTCATCCTCAAGCTGCGGATACCCTTTCTTCAGCTTGCCCGAAACCACCCAACCATTCTCCTTGATGGAGCGGATGATGCGATTCGCATCCTGGTCGGGCATCTCCAGCACCTCTTTCAACTGCTCCTGTGCTCTCTGAAAGATCACCAACACTCTGGCTTCATCCGCCATTTCCGTGCGAATCGTGTGCTCGACGACGCGGGCGGTGTACAGGACGTGTTCGGTCAGATCCGGGTACCGCCAGGCAAAACAGGCATCCTCATATTCATCGAAGATGAAGTTGCTGAGGGTTCCGTCCTCGTAGGTCACCAATTCGCCGAAGCGATAGGCCGTTGAGTAACGTCGCATGAACGGCCGCGAGAACACTTCGAGCGTACGGTCGTAGCCGGCCCGGAAGTCGATCGAACTGGTGATGGTGGCTGACACCGGCAGGATGACGCCGTCGGGTACGGCTTTGTCCCGAATCAAGGTGTCGTTGATCAGGAAACGATGGATGCGGCCATTGCCATCGCGCATGGGATGGATATAGACGAAGCCAAATGCCAACACGGCGGCACGTGCCAGCGATTCCGCACCACGTGTTGCAATCTCAAATTCGTTGAGGCCCGCCAGCAGTTGGTCAAGGTCGCTGGAGTTCGGGGCAATGTAGTGCACGATGTCCTCGCGCATCGTGGCTTGCCCCACAAATACGGGAGAGCGCCGCAAGCCCAGGCCGATGGCGTCATGTCCCAGAATGCCGACTTGCAGGGACTGCAGGCTGTCGTTGCTCAACGGGTTTTCGATATGACCGCAGTATTGGGCAATGACATGGGCAAACCGCTGGATACGATCAGCCTGGTCGGCTTCCTTTTCGATCAGAAAGCTTGCACGCGACTCCTTGAACGTCAGCCAACTGGCCGTACGCATCAGGATGTCAGCGCCAAAGGTCTGATCCAACTCGGCCAATGCTTCGCGCAAATCAAATTGCAGAGCGTCCTGCACGGGCGCTGTTCGACGAACCAAGGGACAGAACTGAGCCGTTCCCGGCAGATTGTTATTGATTCGCCAACGCCGGATTCGTAACGACTGGCGACGAGTCAGGTATTTTTTTGGCGAAAGTGCATCAACGTAGGCACCATTGGTCACGTCCGGCACATCCAGGTGTTCACCTGTCAGCCATTCATAAAGGAATCCTGTGCGACGGGCGTACTGGCCGAAAGGCTCTCGTCGACACCAGTCTTCGACAGGCTGCGGCCCTACGACCGCAAACAGGCGGGCAAAAAATTCGAGATGAATGTCTTCGTACTTGAGGCCGAATTCGAAATGTCCTGCAAAGTCGTCTGCGGGTCGGTAGCTTGGCGGATACTGGTTCTCCACATGCCCGTCGCTTTCGCGGCTGACCCGTGTGCTGCCGATCGTGGACTCGACGCGCAGAGGCTGCGCCAATGCGATGTCGTAGCGGTTCGCGAGGGTGTTAAAACCGACTTGCATTGACGAGATCCTTTACTGAGGAAAGAAAAACGCTAACAGAACGTCGATCCTATGCGAAAACGCTAATTTATGCAGGTGTGAAAAGGCTAATGCTTGATGAAAAATGATACTAAAACCGGATTGTGAGAAAAAAACGCTAACGAGTCCAGATTAGTCACTACAGCGGTGGGGTTACATGCTTATCGACTAGTGGAAATGAAACGCTGAATTTCACCAAATATTAGACACAAAAAAACCGGCCATCTAAGCCGGTTTTTTCTTTACCTGCATCCCCCGTCAAAAAACAACGTGAGACAAGAATTCGGTTGGAGCGGGTGAAGGGAATCGAACCCTCGTTATCAGCTTGGGAATCTATTATTGGCGTAATGCCATCATCGGCCTGTGCATATCATTTATCCCCCTTAGGCCAGTAAAATCGTGCCTTTCAGCGTGGTACGGCATTCAATGCTTGTTCAGCTCCGGCCACCGTGGTTCCAGCGAACTGTCACCACGAACTGTCACCATCTAGTAGGACGACTCCAATGCTCACGGATAAGCAGATACGTGCCCTTCAGCCAAGGGAAAAGCAATACGTCATGTCGGACGGGCGTAGCGCGAGAGGCGAAGGCGTGTTGCTACTTAAGGTTCGCCCGAACGGGACAAAGGAGTTCTACTTTCAACGCTTCGTTGGTGGGAAGAAGAAACTCACAAAGCTGGGCACGTGGCCCGGCTTGAGCTTGACAGTTGCTAGAGATACCTGCCGTGAAGAGAAGGAACTGGTGATTTCGGCAGGTACACTCCAGCAGCTCCTGGACAACTATATCGCCAAGCTACGGGCCGAGAATGCAGCGTCAGTCGAGGACGTGAAGAGCTCGTTTGAACGCTATGTCACACGGCCATTTCCACAGATGGTGCAGCGTCCGGTCGCTATGATTGGACCTGTCGAGATCCGCACCATCATTGCGAGGATGATCGACAAAGGCATCACCACTTATTGCAACCGTGTGCGATCGCAGCTGCACGCTGCGTTTCAGCTGGGTTTGGAGCAAGAGCACAACCCGCGCAACTATTTACAGAACAAGGTTCAGTTCGGCCTGCTGAGCAATCCGGTGGCCAGTATTCCGGTACAGGCCGACTGGGAGCAACCAGGTAATCGGGCGTTGTCCGTTGCTGAACTCAAGTCACTATGGAATCTGCTGCCCGAACAGCTATCGCTTGTAACGTCTGAGCTGATCAAATTCCTAATCGCGTCAGGTGGCCAACGTCCCCAGCAATTGCTGGGGACCACGCGAAAGCAATACTTCGACGATCACCTAGTTATCCGTAACCTCAAGGGCGTCGATGGTGAGCGGATCCTGCATGCGGTGCCGTACAATAGACTGATGCGACAAAGCCTGAAGACGTTGGACGAGATCAGCGAAACGAGCGCCTACCGGTTCATGGGGAAGATGGAAGACAAGCCGCTGCACACGCAGTCGTTGTCCAGGGCAGTAACAAAGCTTTACAGCCGACATACGAAGCTGTTCGACGGGCCGTTCACACTCCGCGACGTTCGGCGTACCTGTAAAACGCTGATGGGGGTGGCAGGCCTGGATAAGGAACTGCGCGACCGTATCCAGGGCCACGCGTTTAACGATGTGTCGTCCAAACATTACGACCGGTACGATTACTTCAAAGAGAAGCAGCGTGGCCTGCAGCGTTGGTCGTTATGGTTGCAGAAAAATATCGTAAATAATCAATAGTTTGCTAATGATTTCGGGATTCTTTTTGTGGGGGGAAAATGTTCGATAACTTGGTTGCGGTGGTTGGGTTAGCAAGTGGTATTGCTTCATTAGTGAGTTATCTGATCGATAGAGCGGGTTTTCGTAGTCGTTGGGTGCATGCTTTATACACTTTCGTCATAGCGGTCGCTGCATCGACTTTTATGTACGAAATAGCTGAATCAAAAGCTCAGAATGCAGCGTTAGGTAAGCGTATTGAGGTCATTTCGAGTATTGAATACAAGGCTTCGCAGGTTCTAAAAAATGCTAAGCAATCAACAGATGGAGAGAAGAGGGGGTTTGTCTTGGCATCGTTGGCTTTTTTGGAGCGTAACAAAGATGCGGTTCCAGATTCATATGCACTTGCTCGACAGTTTGCACTCGCCAGTGGGGTGCTGGAAAACAAGCAGGAGCATGGCCTAGACAGGTTGTACCAGTCGTGGAGCCTGAGGGATGCGGCAGATGCAATGACTTCCTTGTTAAATGGTATCTCTGCAGGTAACGCGTATGAGGTCTCAACGACTGAGTGGAAGTAGATTTTTACTGCTTCATATGCCCGACTAGCCTGCCTATGGCCGAAATTAGGTGAGGCCGCTTACACGGCCTCTGTGGCTTTCCACTGCGCAGGGTTTGTCAGCCAGGCAATGATAGCGGACTCCCTCCATCCGACTCGGCCTGGGGATATCAAGACAGGTCGGGGAAACCGACCGTCCTTCATGGCACGCCAAATGGTGGAATGTGAAAGTGACGTCACCTCAATAACGTCCTTTTCCCGCATAAAACGATCCAGCTTGCTCACTTAAGTTCCTCCGTTGGGCCCTGAGTGCTGCGCACCAGGTGAATCACTAAACGTTCCAAGCTGATGTCTTCGTCTGTCGCTGATTGCCACTCCAGCACAGCTTGGATCTGTTCCCTGCTGCAATCCAGCACCAGTATCTCTTCATCGTTTACCGCACGGACTTCGAGGATTTCGACCAATCCGTTTGCGCCATAGGCTTCTGCGTGAACGGTTTTGGCCGTTTCTCCGAGCCAATCCTGCAGCCCTTTAATGTGTCTGAGACGGGATGTCTCTCCGTTCGGGCCATCGCCGGTGATGACTTGAATGTGCATTCGATCGCTCCTAAATCAGGCCTTGAAAATCCAGCATTTAACGGTGGGGCAGCGGGTGATCATGGGGTTCTTGGCTGATTGCGCGGACCGCACTGCGCTGTCGACGGCCTTGTAATCCAGGAACTTGTGGCTGCGAGATTCCTTGAGCAGGTCTTTCAACGTGGTGACGTCTGAGAGCTTCTGACGGTGTTCTGCCGCACGCTCAGCAAACTCGTTGAGGTTGATGGCGATAACGTCCGGGTTCTTGCTGTGATTTACCAGGGGCTCGTCGTAGATGGATTCCAAGTAGTCATACACCTGCCAAAACTCGGCCACAGCACTATGGTCAGCGTTGGTCGTGCTCTGCCGCTCGAGCGCCATCTCGACGATCTGACGGCGCGTGGAGCTGACCTGTACTTCGGTCAGAGTGATCACCAGGCGGATGGCGTCCAGCAGAGCGAATAACTGAGCGTGGTTCTTGATGATCCGCTCGACGCCGATATAGCCCCGCAAACCATTTCCGCACTTGCGGCACGATCCTTCACCGCTGAACTGGGTGTCACAGGCGAAACAATGTGTGTGCAGCCGGCGCAACTTGGCTTCGTGTTCAGGAAAGCGCTTGCTGAACAGGTCCATCACCTCGGCCTCTTTGCGCACTGCCTGCAGGAGGAAGTGGCTTAGTGTCTTCCCGTCCAGGGCATTGAGCTTGTCCGCTGCAGCGCGGCTTTCCGGGGTGACAGTGGGGCGAATGAAGTGCAGCTTCACGATGCGCGTCATGATCGCTTCGTGGGCCACCACTGCTGCGTTCTGGCTGATTGCGATCGTGCCGCGAAACGGCGGTTCGTAGGTTTCGTTGCCGGCAGTTTTAACGCCCTTGGTCGCCAGCGTGCCGCCGCCGAAAAAGTCTTTCAGCTCGTCCCATTCGAAGGTTTTGGCGTGCGCCTTGTCTTCGCTATGGCGGTCTGCCTCGAGGAACACGACCGGCATACCGGACACTTGCCCCATCAAGCGCGACCGTCCGGCCTTGGTGGACTTCATCGGGTCGAACCCTTCGTAGCCTTCACGGCCGAGCAGTTTCCACAGCAGGTTGAGCAAGGTGGTCTTGCCGGCACCGGCTTCGCCGGTGGCTTCCAGGAATGGAAACGACTGGAAGCGTGCGCGGATCTGCTCGCAGAACAATGAACCGAAGAAGAAAAGCAGCGCCGCCAACCCTTGAGTGCCAAAGCAGATCCAGAGCAGGCGCAACCACTCCTCGTCGTAGCCTTTCGAATCGCGCTGCAGCTGCACCGGCACGCCCTTCTGCAGGGTCTTGAGGCGCATTTTTCCGAACTCGAAATAGTCTTCGCTGTTCACCGGGTAAACGTTGCCATCCTTGATGGCCACATCGCCGTAGATATAGCACTCGTATTCCTTGCTGTAGCCGACGTAGTCGATGGTAGAGACGGTTTTGATGCCGTAGAGCTGGTCTTTCATGAGCTTGTCCAGTTGTTGGCCGCTGCCGGTGTACATGGCGCCAGCGGCCATCCCCAGCAATCGCTTTTTGAATTCGCTGGCGGCGGCGAGCTGGCCGCTGGTGAAGGTGTTCTTGACGCTGCCGGCGTCATGGGGGAAGTCCACGCGCAGGTAGTACCAGGACTCGTCGGTGACTTCGTTCCGCTGGAAGTACAAAGCTTGCGGGTAGCAGTTGGCGATCTCCACGACGCTGCCGGATTGCTGCAGTGCTTTTTCACGCATCTGCGCTTGGTTCAGCAGCTGCTCATCGTGATTTTCGCTGTCCTCAAGATCCTGGACGGCCCGGTTGTACTTCTCCATGTCCAACTTGAACCAATAGAGACGGTTGCCGAAGCCCAGGTGAAATTCGCCGCGTTTGTTCCAGTCGTACATCAGCAACGCTTTCTCGGCGGCGCTTTCAGCTATTAGCAGCGCGCCTTGGTGGCGGATCTGCTTAACGTCTGTAGCGACCTGAGCGGCCCGCTTCTCATCACCGTCAATAAAGGCCCAGCGCTGATGGAGGTCGTTCCAATCGACCTTGCGGCCGTCGCGCTGAGGGATCTGTGCTGCCTCACAGATGAATCCCATCTCCCGCGCCTGACGGACCCAGCGACGGATGTAGGTATGCGCACCAGGTTCGTTATCAAGAGCCCAGACGAGCTTCGGCAACTTGTCAGTCCGATCGCGCAGCAATGCTTTCAATGATTCTTCAGGGAAGGCGTTCGAAGACATTGCCGACACGGCGGATAGGCCGTTATGTACAAGTGCAATCGCGTCAAAGATGCCTTCAACAATCCAGATTTCTTTGACCTCGAGCAGGTCCACGCACGGCGGGCACCACCACACCCCACGGTAGGTTTCACCTGGTTTGAAGCGCGCTTTCATTTTGCCGAAGCGGGCAGGCCGATCGATCAGGCGTTCCCAATACCCGCCTTTCTCCAGGGCGAAACGCACCGTTGCGCTACCAGCCTGGTCATGGCTGGAGTAAAAGGTTTCCTGTGTGAACCAACCACCGATCAGCGAGATATCGAAACCGCGGGCAAACTCTAGATACGCCCGGGCGGTGGCTGTTGGGGCGCTCTCAGTGGCCGGAGCTCGCTTGCTCCAGTCCTCAAACAGATCGTCATAGAGTTCCTTAACATGCAGCGTGTGGCCGCACTTTTCTTGGCGACCACAAATCAGCTGCCACGGGCTATCGAAACGCGTGTACAGCTCTTTCTTGTTGCACTTGGGGCAGATGCCGCCACGCATGTAATTTGTGGGCGTGCGGTGTTTCAGGCCAAAGTCCGATTCGATACGCTGCAAAACGTCGTGGCGGAGATCTTCTCTCATGATTTTTTCACTGCTTTAAGACTAAGGGTGAGGGCGCCAATCAAGTGTTTCTGAGCGGCCATCACCGGGCTGTTGGCGAGAATCGATCCGTGGCGCAGGCCATTAGGAATCAGGCGGTACTGGTCTGCGTACCAGAGGTCATTGAGGCTGAGACGGTATTGCTCGCGCAGGTTGGCCAAGAGCGCTTGAGCCTGACCAGGTGTCAGTTTTGCGTTGATGTACATGGCGTTTTCCATCGTCAAACCTCAAATTCGGGCGCAGCTCACCCAAACCCACGGGAGTGGGACAGGCGATTTAATGGGTGGGTGTTACGGTGCGGCTACGCGGAAACGACCGTTGTCCGGCGCATTGAGAATGCGTTCATAGATCAGGCTGACCGGCACAGCCCAGGCTTTGCCCGTGGTGGGGTCGATGATGACGGTGTGTGTCGACGAACTGCTGACGACGTCCAGTCGCTGCCGATCGCGTATTGCTGACATATCGCTGCAGGCCAAGTGGACGGCTTTCTCTGCAGTGGTCGTCAGGATGTCGAAATCGGTAACGAGGTACTGCACTGCGCGATCGAACAATTGCTGATCGTCACCCAGGTGTTCACATTGATGTCGCTCCAGGAACAACAGCGCGGAAGCTTTGAGCGTGTCCTGGTATTCCTGAACTGCAGGCAAATTGGTCATTTTGAGTTCACCGACTTCGAAGCGTGCAGTTGAATGAGTGCAAGAACTTCTGCGTGCCTGGCTGCCAAGTGCAGGGTGTCGGCATGAAGGATTGCTTCCGCTTCTACCTCGTTGATCACACCGTCTTTCAACGCTTCGGCAATGAGGTGGTCGACGGTACCTTTCTTGGCTGCGGCCTGGACGCATCTGGCATACATCTCGACATTGTCTAGTGACTCAGGCTCGGCAACGGGCACGAACATGCCGCCGTACATGGCTGCAATGTACTCAGGCAAGTGGGTCGTTCCGGCCTCGAGCTCGATCTGGTGAATCTGGTCATCGGTCAGCGGGCGGCTGTTGTTGTTCTCATAGGCATGGTTGTCGAACTTTTTGAGCGGCAAACCGATGCGAGCTGCCGCGCATTCGCGTCCGCCTGGGTATGAGCAAATAATTGCACTTACTACCTGTCGCCGAGTCTTTAGAACAGAGTTCTTCATCTTCTGCTTTTCCCTGTGGCCCGGTGCCATTACTGTTCAATCACGCCGTCTTTGATACCTAGCAGTACGGCGGCGCGATGTGCCTCCCCACGGCGACAACGGCTCTGGCCACTCAGCACCGCGTAAACGGTGCTGGGATTCAAATTGTGCTGCTCAGCAAAATCCTTCGCGGATTGACCGCGCTTATCCAAGGTTTCACGTGCTTGTTGTCGGGCTTGCTCGGTGATGCTTGAGTTGGGCATAGTGCAGTTCCGTGCATTTTCATGTGGTGTGAGATGCAGAATGATGCACTTAGATGCATTTGTAAATATCAGAGATGAATAATTTTGCACCTTTCCGAAGAGATAGGCTCCCGGCTGCAGGAAGAACGTAAGCGTTGCGCTTTGACGCAGAACGAAATCGCAGAATCGCTTGGAATAGCCAAAAGAACCCAAGCCAATTACGAAGCTGGAACGAGTGATGCGACAGCGTCTTACCTCAGCAAAGTCGCGAGCCAGTACGGTTTTGACGTCCCCTATATTCTCAATGGGGTGCGCACTACATTGGCGGTGGACGCTCTCAGTGACGTTGAAAACCTGTTGGTAAAGCAGTACCGGAGCATCGCTCCAGGTGACCAAGAAGCGATCCGTCGATTCCTCAAAGCCATGGCCGACGATGCTGCCCGACAGTCGAAGTAACTTGTAACAATACGTGTACGACATTCGTCGCCCCCTTGTACTAAAGCGAGATAAAGCCCCGTCAACGTCGGTTCAGCAATGCACTTTATGGAGTAGTACGCATGTTGGATCGCAAGAAAAACGACCTTGGTAGCACCGGAACCATCGAGTTCGAATGGACAAACCTGACCAAAATTGAACGTCGCCTCATTCGGCTGTACCGCATGCTGAATGAAAAGGAACAAGTTCATCTCCGTCGTATGTCAGAGGTCCTAGCGACCCATCCGGAAGAACCGGTCGGAAGCTGATAGCCGTTTCATGCAATCGATCGCCGACTTATTGAGTCGGCGGTTTGCGCCTCACGCCACTGCCTGTGAACCCAGTTGCTCAAACAGCTCCCGCTGTTTCGCCCTGGGCAGATCTCTCAGACGATCAATCAACATCCTTTCGAATGACTGAGCAGATGGGCTAAGCGTGTGTGAAAACGTCAGCTCTGCGACCCATGTGTGCCCGCACTTTGCGTCCAGGCACTGGCAGTAGAGCTTCACGAAATCTACGGAAAATTTCTCCCTCGAAGAGATCCGTCCTTTGTGTCCGCACTTGCATTCAACTCGCATTGTGTCCCTCCCCAGGGCGTGCAATCGCCACTATATTGCCACAATATGTAGTGGTAATCTCTTAGCTATGCACTGGATGTGGTGGAATCAGCTGCTGATTGTGGTTCTCTCCAGGTGAATCGCCTGTCTTCGCGTAGTGTGTCATTCAGCTGATTGAACAGCTGACAGATCGGCCGGATCTCGTTGCTGGTGTACACGCGATCGATCTTTTCGATGTCGCCAAAGCCTGCGCTGTTTTCCGGGATGATTCCGGCCAATGCCGGGTTCATGCGCCAGGCGGCGATCACGTCGTTGCGCGTGATGTTCTTCACCTTCTCCAGCTCATCCTTCGCCTGGAAGTCGCCGACAGGGATGATCTGAATCGCTTTCTCCGCGCCGCCTGGAATGTTCACGAACATCGACCGAAAGTTACCCACCCCCTTGCTGGCGCTGATCTGATCGCGCAGGGAGTCTTCATCTTCCTCGGTCAGGTTGGGGTCGTTGGTGTAGAAGATGTAGCCCGCGTGCGCGCCGTTGCTGTAGTAGCGGCGTCGGAAGAGGGTGGCGGCTTCGTTCAACAGCAGCGCCTGCATGCCGCCCAGGTAATCGGGAACGCCGTAGATGTTCTGTTCCACGTCGTAGTTCATGACGTGCTCGACTTCGTGTTCTTCGAACTCCACCTGATTGCCGTCCGGCAACAGCATCACAAACCCGCCCCCAACCCTGACCCGCATGTTGATCGTTGGCAGGTGGTCCATGTGCAGCACCTGGCCAAAGGCATTTCGATTGCGCAAAAAGTACGCCTCACCGAACACCATGAAGTCCAACCCGGCACGGCTCATGGTTTGAACTGAGCAGCCTTCAGAGGCTATGAATTCACGCAGCAACAGGTTGCGCTTGAACGCGGGAATGGCGCCGTGGTGAGCGTTGGCGCGCAGCAACTTGGCCAGGCCTTGGCGCGATACCGGTGGTGTGTAGGTCTTGCCGTCGTGGGTGGCGAACACGCCCAGGTAATGCCCGATGTTCTCGGTCAGAACCTGTTCTGGCGCACCGAATGAAAACGCCCGCATCGGACCTGGTGCTGGTTTTTGCGGCTGGTTTTTTACTGGTTTGCCCATGGGTGCTTGGTCCGCTGAGTGTGTAGCGGCTGCGCCGCTGTTTGTTGGTGTTGAGGGGTTCATGGGCCAGGGCATGCATGATCGCCCAGGCAATGTCGGCATGGCCGGAGGCGTCGGTGCGCGATGCGCTGTACGTGACCTGGCCACCGCCGGTGGTGCCGCGTTTGATCGTCAGGAACGCCTGAGCGATGTCATTCCAGCCTGCATCCCATTCGATCCGGCTGCCCTGAATCGTGTCCTGTGCCTTGAGCACCAGGGTGTTTTTGGTTTCGAGGCTGTAGTGGATCGAGGTCGCACGCGGGTAGAAGTCGCGCACCAGGTCGAACACGCCGTACCCGATGCCGGTGGTGTCGATGCCGATGTGCTGCACGTTGAAGCGTTCAGTGAGCTTCTTGACCTGGTCGGCCTGGTACTTGAACGACTGGCCACGCCAGCTGTGTTTCTCCAGGATCCGGAACTTGCCCCCGTCCTCCAGCGGCGGGGCGATAACCACGCAGCTGGCGTCGTCACGCGTCCGACTGGGGTCATAGCCAATCCACACCGGGCTGTTGCCGAATGGACGCGGATCGTCGGGGTCATAGTCGGTCCACAGGGACAGGTCTGAGTAGCACCGCTCCAGGTCGACCAGGGAAAAGGCGCTCTGCGTGCTGTCGATGAACTTGCACATGAACAGCTGCTGAAACTTGTCCTCGTCGTACTCCAGCTGCAGCTGCTCGAGGTCGAACAGATCGCAACCGCCGGCGATGGCGTCGAGGATGGTGATGACCTTGCGCCATTGCCCGTCCGGACAGAGCGTGCCAGCCGCGGCTTGGGCTTCGCTGGGCCACGGATCCTTGGCGTTCTTGCGCTTGCTGTTGCGGAACTTCTCACCCGTCCAGAACGGGTAGGCCTGGTGCGAAACTGCGCTGGGCGTGGAGAAGTAGGTTTTACGCCACTTCTTGTGGGTGGCCATGGCACTGGCGACGGTGTTCAGTTTCTCGAAGTCGCGAATCCAGAAGTACTCGTCGACGTAGACGTGCCCGTGGTGACCTTGGGCGGTGCTGCTGTTGGTGCTGAGAAAACGCAGCTCGGCCCACGGTTTGCCGTCTTTGCTGAGCACGATCGGGTTGCCGGTCAGCTCCAGGCCAAACCATTCCTGCGCAAACGACACTATGTAGCTGCGGAAAATCTCGGACTGGGCGCGGCTGGCCGACAGGAAAATCTGGTTGTCACCGGTCAGGACCGCATCCATGAACGCTTCGCCGGCGAAGTAGTACGTCAGGCCCACCTGGCGGCTTTTGAGAATGTTCCGGATCCGGCTGGTCAGCGGGTTCTGCTTGGCGGCGAATAGCTCCTTTTGGTAGCCGTACATTTTGCTGATGAACTTGTCGAGAAAGTCCACCTCCGTCAGTTCGCCCACTTCGTTTTTGGCTTTCTTCTCGCGCTTCTTCCCGCCCTTGTCGCCGCGATCGCCTCGATCCCGACGCTCATTGCGTTGATTGTCTCGGCGCTGGCCATCGTCCGCCGGCGGATCGCCGATCGGCGCCGGTACCGGTTTAGCGGATTGCTTGAGCAACCGTTCGCGAACACTGGTCAGCCGGTCGAGTTCGTCCAGATCGGCCTTGGTCAGTGACGTGGCTTTGTCCAGGAGCAGGGTGATTCGCCGGCCGACGGCGGTCAACGGTTCTTCATCCGACAACATGTCGTCCCACTCACCCTGGCGGATCCAGTAGTAAACGATCCGGATGTTGGGCAGGGATAACTGCGCCTGAATTTCACGCGGCTTGCAGCGGCGTAAATAGAGGCGTTTGGCGGCTTCTTTAAGTTCGGGGGCGTATGGCATGGCCGCAGTCTATGCGGCGAAAACGCTGGAAACGTGGGGGTAAAATCCGCGTTAGACCTAAAATCGCGAAATAGGACCAAAGCAAAAGTGAACCGTTTGTTTGGTGGTCCGACGGTGCATATCGTGGCGACTCAAATCAACGATTGAGCGCAGTTATCGCCCATGCCCCGTTCCCTTGTTTCGTTCTGGAAACGAGTCGCCACCAGCGGCCCGACCGTAGATGGCCGCGAGATCCTTCCCCAGGAACTGCGTGATATCGCTGATACCTACAAAGCTGCCACTTACACGGCGGTGATCTGGTGCGAGCACGAACGCTGGTACGGCTCCCATGGGACCGTGTTCGCCGTGCGCCTGGTCGAAGAGGCCGAGGATCTGGCCCCTGGTCAAGTCGCCCTAGAGGCGCAGTTGAAGCCCAACGACAAACTGCTCTGGCTCAACGACCAGGGCGAAAAGCTGTTCACCAGCATCGAGATCACACCCAACTTCGCGAACACCGGGAAAGCCTACCTGACAGGCCTGGCTGTGACCGACGAACCGGCCAGCCTCGGCACTCAGGAGCTCTACTTTTCGAAGCGGACCAGTAAGGCCGCGTACTACGCCGCCTCTATGGAACTTGGCCCATTCCGCGAACCCGAGACCCAAGGCGAAATCAGCAAGATCGCTGCCATGTTTGCGGGTCTGTTCAAGCGCTTCGGCCTCGAAGAAACCCCCGCATCCCCGCAAACCCCCACCGAGAGCAAACCCCCAATGGATGAAGCTACAGCCAAAGCGCTGAAGGCACTGCTGGAGCAGCTGTTGCTTGTTGCTGCCGGCATTCAGGCCGTGATCGAACCCGTCACTGATGAAGTTACGGACCCTGTGGTTGACCAAGTCGATGACGTTGAAGTCGCTGTGAAGGACATCGTCGATCAGGTCGAAGCCGATCGCGAGTTCGCGAAAAACGGCGACACCGACAAGCGCCTGGACAAAATCGAGAAGCTGTTGAGCAAGGCGTTCAACACCGTCAGCACTCGTCAGGTACCGCGCGTCACCGGTCCTGCCGACACCAAAAAGCGGGTGCTGTGATATGAGCCAACAATCGCTATCCAACCGCGCCCTGAAGCAATACGCGGCCCTGCGTGAGGCCATCGCCGAGACCTACAGTGTCGACGTGACTCGCCAGTTCAACGTCGAGCCGACCATTGCCCAGGAGCTGAACGACAAGATCACCGAACGCGCCGACTTCCTGGAGCGCATCAACGTCATTCCGGTGACCGAGATCAAGGGTGAGAAGGTCATGATCGGTGTGAGCGGTCCCGTGACCAGCCGCACCAACACCAAAACCACCGACCGTGAAGCCAAGGACGTTTCCGACCTGAACGGTCTGCCTTACGAACTGTTCCACACCGAGTCGGACGTGGGTCTGCCGTTCGCCAAGATCGATAGCTGGGCGAAATTCCCAGACTTCGCCGATCGCTACTCGGCAGCGGTACAGAAGCAGATTGCCCTCGATCGCATCATGATCGGCTGGCACGGCGTTACTGCAGCAGCTCAGACCAACCTGGCCACCAACCCGATGCTGCAGGACGTCAACAAAGGCTGGCTGCAGTTGGCCCGCGAGCAGATTCCTGAACAGGTTCTGCTGGAAGGCGCGGTCGACGGCAAGATCACCCTGGGCGCTAGTGGCGATTACGAAAACCTCGACGCCCTGGTGCATGACGTCAAACAGATGATCAGCTCGGTGTTCCGCGATGGCGGTGACCTGATTGCCATCGTGGGCAGTGATCTGTTGGCCAGCGACAAGGCCAAGCTGTATTCCAACCAGGCCGGCAAACCGACCGAAAAGGAGCGCATCGAAAGCGCCCAGGTCATTGCGACTTACGGCGGTCTGCCGACCTTCACCGTGCCGCATTTCCCGGTCAATGCCGTGGTCGTCACCAGCTGGGACAACCTGTCGATCTACTTCCAGGACAGCAGCTGGCGTCGTCACCTGATCGAGAACCCGAAACGTTCCCGCGTCGAGGATTACAACGGCCGCAACGAAGGCTACGTGATCGAGCAGCTGGAGAAATTCGCGGCCGCTGAAAACGTGGAGCTGATCTGATGAGCCTGGCACTGGCGCACAAGCGCCGCGTTCAAGCCGAAGGCCCGGCCGCTGCTGCGCGTGCCGGTGCCGAAACGGCGGTGTATTCCGCCGCCTCCGCGCTGGCCAGCCCAGCTAATGGCAAAAAACACCTGAAGCTGATGGAAGACGCATTGGCTCAAGACCTGGAGCGGATTGGCGCGATCAACAGCCGCGAACTGCGTCAGCAGCTCAAGCGTGACGAGCTGCTGCCCAAGTACCTGGACTATGTGCAGCGCTACCGCGATTCCGGATTGAGTTTCCCGAACTCGGTAGTGATGCAGGTCCTGGTGTGGCTGTTCGACACCGAGCAGTTCGATGCAGGTCTGGACCTGGCGACATTCGCGATGGGGCAAGACCAACAGCTGCCTGAACGCTTCAAACGTGACGTTCCTACCTTCGTCGCTGATGCGGTGATCGACTGGGCTGAGGCTGAGTACAAGTCCAAACGCAGCCCAGAACCTTACCTCTCAAACCTGCTGCCTTTGGTGGACGGCGAATGGAAGCTCTTTGAGCGCATTCCTGCTCGCTATCACAAGCAAGTGGGGATTCTGGCCCTGGACCGGCGCGAGTTTGCGAAAGCCATCACCCACTTTGAACGTGCGGAAACTCTGTACGAAGGCATCGGTGTTGGTACCCGCCTGGAAGGTGCTCGCAAGGCCCTGGCAAAAGAACTGGCTGAGAAAGCCGCCGAATAACCGACTACCCCCCCCCGGCGAGAAACTGTGGATGTGAGCCAACCATTTATGGCTTTGACCCACTGAAACAGTTTTCCCGCCCCTATTTGAGTGCCCAGCAATGAGCGGCTTTTCAGGGAAACCCACCACCTTCGTGGATCAGGCGATCGAGAACGACGGCTTCTGGCCGAACCTCTCCCTGGCTGAGTTCCAGAAGGGTTACCGCCTGCCGGCGGAGTACCTGGTCGACATGCTGGCCACTGATATGACCACGGCGATGATCGAGGTCAATCGAGATCTGGCCAAGCTCAAAGGCCAATGGCAAAACGCAGGCGTCACCAGCGTGGAATCTGCTGACCCTACGGTGCTGCCGGAGCGCACATTTCAAGCAGCGACGTACAAGCGCGCCGTGTATTGCCGCGCCAAGGCCAGCTTGCTGACGCAATTCGCCACCGTGACCCGCCGTGAAAGTGCGGAGAACACCGGCAAAGAACTGCCCGAGCGTGGCGAAACCTTCCTGGAGTTCAGCCAGCAGGCCGTTCGCTCGCTGCAGGGCCGTGGCCGCATTACGGCGGTGCTCCTGTGATCAAACTCCGCGCCCTCACCACGTACCTGATCGAGCGTCAGCTGGTGCTGCCGGAGCAGCTCGACAGCTGGACCGACCAGGTGAACCTCGAGCTGATCTGGAAACCCGACATCGGCGGCATGCGCATGGGCGACATGCGTTACAGCGCCACGATCGCCCTGGAGCGTTTCGCCGATCACCCCGGACGCCTGATGGCGTTGGTGGGCAGCTGGCTGGAGAGCAACGACCAGGACCGCGACGAACTGCCGGCGCCGAAGTTCGATATCACCATGCTCGACGACGACCTGGCTGACGTAGACATCACCCTGGAGTTCAACGAGCCGCAATACCTGGCCGAGGATCCCGCCGGCGAGATCGAGGCGTTCGGTAAGACCTGGGCATTTGTCCCGTTTGATCTGTGGATTGCCGAACACGGCGAGGTATCGAGCCTTGGCCGGTCGTAGCACCTTCGAGCTCGACGCCCGGGGCTATCTGGGCGTGCGCGAGCAGCTGGCGTTGCTCAGCCTGCCGCCACAGCTGCGCCGACGCCTGCTGAACAACGTCACCAAGCGCGTGCGGACGATGAGCCGCAAGCGTGTGCGCGATCAGCAGAACCTCGACGGCACCCCGTTCGAAGCGCGCAAAGGCACCGGCAAGGGCAAAAAGAAGATGGAAGCGGGGCTGGCCAAGCTGATGTTGGTCACCCGCGTGAGTCCCGATGAAGCCGAGTTGGGCTGGCGGAATGCCCTGACCAGTTGGGTCGCGGCGCAGCAGCACAACGGCGTCAGCGAGCGCCGTACCGCCGCCCAGATGAAGCGCTGGAACAACGTTCCCGCCGGACTGGCAGCCACGGAAAAGCAAGCCAAGCGCCTGCGCCGGCTGGGCTTCAAGGTCCGCCAAGAGGGCAAAAAATCCCTGTCCCGGCCATCAGTGGCCTGGATTCAAGAACATGTGAACTACGCCAAGGCCGGGTTGCTGATCCGCATCCTGGACGACGAAAAAGCCGAAAGCAGCGGCGCGCAAAGCTGGGAGATCACCTTGCCCAAGCGCCAGTTCATCGGCGTCAGCACCGAACGAGACACCGGCTTGCTGCTGAACCAGGTGCTCCAACAAATCCTTAATTCACCCCGCTAGCGAGGCACTGCATGGCACTCGGCAAAGTCAGCGTAAACAATCTCAATCTGGGCCAGGGTGCCGTGACTGAGATCGAGCGCTATTTCCTTTTTATCGGCGTCGGTGCGAAGAGCGTCGGCCAACTGATCCCCTTGAACACCGACAGCGACCTGGACAGCGCCCTGGGCATTCCCGCCAGTGACCTGAAAACCCAGATCACTGCCGCCAAACTGAACGGCGGCGATCGCTGGGCGTGCCTGGCTGCGCCGATCGCCGCCGACGGTGATTGGTCCGACGCACTGGAATACGCCCAACAGCAGGGTTTTTCGGTTGAGGCCGTGGTCATCACCAAGCCGGTGACCACTGCAGCGCAGCTGTCGGCCATGCATGACGCCGCCATCGCGTTGAACAACGTCTACGGCCGTCGGGCTTTTGTGATGGCCGCGAGCGCGGGCATCACCGTGCTGCAGACGTGGGACCAATACCTGATCGCGCAGCGGGCCATCACCGCAAACCTGGCCGCGCCGCGTGTCCTGGTCGTACCGCAATTGCACGGCAATGACCTGGGCGTGCTGGCGGGTCGTTTGGCCAACGCGGCGGTGAGCATTGCCGACAGCCCTATGCGTGTGGCGTCCGGGGCTGTGCTGGGCTTGGGCGCGATTCCTGCCGATGTTGACGGCGTGCCGCTGCCATCGGCGATCCGTGCCGAACTGGATAAGGCGCGGTTCTCCGTGTCGCAGACCTATCCCGATTATCCGGGCGTGTTCTGGGGCGACGGCAACATGCTCGATGCGCCGGCGAGCGACTTCCAGGTGGTCGAGTACCTGCGTTTGGCTGACAAGGCCGCTCGCCAGGTGCGCCCGCTGCTGATCCGCCGCGTGGCCGATCGCCGATTGAACAACACCCCCAACAGCATGGCCGCCGCCATCAGTGCGCTGATGAAGCCCCTGCGCCAGATGGCCAAGTCCGTCACGTTCGCCGGCCAGGTGTTCCCGGGTGAGATCGAGGCGCCCAAGGACGGCGACATCGTCCTGGTGTGGCTCAGCAAAACCAAGGTCGAGGTTTACATCAAGATCCGGCCGCTCAACTGCCCGAAAGACCTGACGGCGAACATCGCCCTCGACCTTTCCAACGACGATTCGGAGTAACCCCTATGTCACGTATTGGCGGAAAGAACTTCGACGTGAACCTGGGCGATCTGCTGGTTCACGTCCAAAACTGCACCCTCGACATCACGGACAACACCGCCGTAGCGCAGAGCAAGGGCGTACCCAATGGACACGTCGACGGCGACGTGTCCGCCAGTGGTGAGTTCGAGTTCGACACCAGCAACTTCAACTTGCTGATCGAGGCCGCACGCACCGCCGGCAGCTTTCGCAAGCTCGAAGCCTTCGACATTGTTTTCTTTGCCAAGGCCGGCGACGAAGAGCTGCGCGTGGAGGCCTTCGCTTGCAAATTGAAGGTCTCCAGCCTGCTCGGGATCGATCAGAAGGGCGGGGAGACATCCAAGCACAAGGTGCCGTTCGACGTCACCAGTCCGGACTTCATCCGCATCAACGGCGTGCCTTACCTGGACGCGAGCGAGATCGAGGGCCTGCGCTGATGGTCTGCCCGTTCGATCGTGCCCAGGCGCTGGAACAACGCCAGCGTGAACAGGCGATTACCGCCCAACTCGCCAAGGCACGTCCGACCGGGCCGAGCCGCAGCCATTGCCTGAACTGTGAGGAGCCGATCCCTGAGAAGCGCCAGGAGCTGGGCGGGATCACTCGCTGCACACCGTGCCAATCCCTTTTCGAGCAAGGAAAACGCCGATGAGCCCTATCACCTGGCCGCACTTCGCCGCGGCTGAATTGCGCTGTAAATGTGGAAAGTGCAACAGCACCGGCGCCGAGATGGACCCGGCGTTCATGGCCGAGCTGGTGACCCTGCGTCAGCAGTTTGGTCGGCCCCTGGCCCTGAGCAGCGCTTACCGCTGCGCGAAACACCCGGTGGAGGTGAACAAGCCCGCACCAGGTGAGCACTGCACTGGCCAGGCGGTTGATGTGCGCTGCCGTGGTGAAGATGCGGTGGAGATCCTGCGCCTGGCAATGAACCTGAAGTTCACCCGCTTCGGCATCAGCCAGCGCGGCAACTCCCGTTTCCTGCACCTGGGCATGGCGCCGGCCGGTGGCCGATTCCCTAGCCCTGCGATCTGGAGTTACTGAATGACACGCCTGTTGATGGTTGCCGTGTTCACCGTCGTCGTCCTGGTCGGCTGCGCCTTCAGCGACACCCACGCGGTGGTGGCGCGCAGCGCTTCCACGTTGGTGGCGTTGTATTGCAAGGCGCCGGAGACCGGGCGCGTGCTGCTGCGCGCCCAGATCGCCAGCGACACGGCCCCAAACACAATCCGCGTGGAGTGCGCCGCCGATGGCCTTTAGGAGCGAGCTGGTCGTGAAGGCCGTGAAGGGCACCAAGCAATGGCAGCTGATCAGGCCGCTGTTCTACCTGACGGCCAGCAACAAGCTGGTGACGGTGCCCAAGTACTACCGCACCGACTTGGCCAGCGTGCCCCGGCCGGTCTGGTGGTTGATCCCGCGTGACGATGAGTGCGCCCGTCGGCCGTCGGTGGTGCATGACTTCATTTACACCCACGGCACCTTGTCCTTCACCAAGGCCGAGGCTGACCAGGTCTTTTATGACGCCTTGATCGAGGAGGGCATGCCCAAGCCTCTGGCCTGGCTGATGTACGCCGCCGTCCGGATTGGCGGGCGTGGCAACTGGAGCGCGTGAAATGGAGCTTTCAGCCATGGCCGTGAGCGTACTGCTGATGCTGACCGAACTGGTTTTGACCGGTGTGGTGGGCTTTCAGATGTACCTCTTCAAACAGATCAGCGCGGCCCGTCGTGAGCACCTGGAGTTTCGCATCGAGGTCGCTGAGCGATACGTGCGGGCCGAGCACATCGACAAGGCCATGGAAAAGCTGGAAGACCGGCTGGAACAACGCCTGCAGCACCTTTTTAACCAACCCCCACAACGGAAAAGAACATGAGCGAAACACGCGATATCACCCTGGAAGTCGGCGAAAAAGAATTCACCTTCACCCTGACACCTCAGGACGTGACCAAGTACTTCAACAGCCTCGGCCAGAACAACAAGGTCGCCCCGGCCAACAACCTGTTGGTCAACACCGTCAAGCAGGAAGAACGCGCCACATTGAAAGCGCTGCTGGGCAACCCGGTGATGGTGATGCAACTCGCCGGCACTCTGGTTGAGGAGTACGGCCCGGACGTTGAAGTCGTCGTAAAAAAGCGCTCGACCACGCTGAGCGCCTGAGCGAGGACGGCCTGGGCCAGCTGATGGCCCTGGCCAGTCGCTGGCTACCTGGCCAGGAGCCCACACCCGAGGTGATGGGCACCGCCAAGTGGCTAGAAGACGAACACTGGAAACGCATGGAAATCGCCGTGGCTAACGGCATCGCCCATGCTCTGAAAGGATGAAAACACATGGCTGATCGCGCTGCCCGCCTGGCCTTTATCTTGAGCCTGACCGACAAGGTCACCGCGCCCCTGGGCAAAGTGAAAATGGGTTTTTCCGACCTTGCCGAGCAGAGCGAAAAGAACATCAAGACGATGGGCCTGGGCTTGGGCGGCATGGTCGGTGCCGGTGTGGCAATCACCCAGTCACTGGCGCCTGCGTTGGAGATGAACCGCGCCCTGGGCGAAGTCCGATCGCTGGGCGTGGCCGAAGACGCGTTGTCCGCGCTCAATCAAAAGGCGCTGGAGTTCTCTGTCGACTACGCCGCCAATGCCCGGGATTTTGTGGCATCGGCGGCGACGATCGATGGCGCCATCAAGGGACTTTCCGCAAGCCAGCTGAGCTCGATCACCAACACCAGCAACGTGCTGGCCAAGGCGACCAAGGCCGACGCAGAAACCACCAGCGCCTACGTGGGCACCATGTACAACCTGTTCAAGGGCCAGGCGGACGCCTTCGGTAAAACCGAGTGGATCGAGAAGCTGGGCGGTCAAACCGCGCTGGCGGTGAAGCTGTTCCGCACCGATGGCGCGCAGTTGAAAGATGCCTTCAAGGAAGTCGGCTCGATCGCGACCACGGCGGGTGTGGACCTGGCCGAGCAGTTCGCGGTGATCGGCTCTCTTAGCAGCACCATGGAAGGCGGCGATGCCGGCGGTATCTACAAATCGTTCTTCGAGAACATCGGTAGCGCCTCGGAAAAGTTGGGAATGAAGTTCGTCGACCAGAACGGCAAGTTGCTACCGATGCTCGACATCCTCGGCAAGTTGGAAGGCAAGTTTGGCGATCTGAACAGTGCCAACGCCGGTGCCAAGCTGATCGATGCCTTTGGCGGCGAGGGCGCGCGCGTGATCACGGCACTGGCCAAGGACACCGATCGCCTGCGCATTGGCATGGATCAGTTGGGCAAGGTTCGCGGCCTGGAGAGCGCCGAGCAGATGGCCAAGGCCATGGTCGATCCTTGGGCGCAATGGGCGTCCCTGGTGGAAACCATGCGCGCTTTGTTTGGCCAGGTGCTGATCCCGGTCCTGGCGCCGTTCATGGAAAAGATGGTGGCGATCGGCAAGACGCTGATGCGCTGGGTCACCTTGTTCCCCAACATCACCCGCGTTATCGGCATCACCACGCTGACCATCTTCGGCGTCATCGCCGGCATGTCCCTGCTGACGCTGGCCGTCGGAATGTCGAAGATGGTTTGGCTGGGGATGCTGACGGTCTGGAAACTGCTGAATTGGACCGGCTACCGCAGCATCGCCATGTTCATGTTCCACACCGTCATGACGATCGCCTTCGTCGCCGGCCTGGTGCTGCTGTACACCTGGATGGGCCTGGTCAAAGTCGGGATGGTGGCGTGGCAGGCCGCTATCTGGCTGGTCAACGGCGCACTGCTGGCCAACCCGGTGCTGTTGATCGTTGTCGGGATCCTCGCCCTGGTCGCGGCGGTGGTCGCCGCCGTCTACTACTGGGACGAATGGACCGCCGCCCTGATGAACAGCGCCGCCTTCCAATGGGTCGGCGATCAGTTCCAGACCCTTTCCGATTGGTTCAGCTCCATGGGCGGCTGGTCCGCCATGGCCAAAGGCGCCTGGGACAGCATCGTCGGCGTCTTCTACAAGGCCATCAACAGCCTGATCGAGATGATCAACAGCATCCCGGGTGTAAACATCGAAGCGCGCTTTGGCGGTATGCCGGAAATACCAGGTGTCGACGCTGCCGTGAGCGCGGCCAACACCGCCGACGCTGGGCAAAAAGCCCAACAGAGCATAAATGGGGCTATTCCAAGCCTTTCACCGTCCCGGCCAATGGCCGTGCCCCCGGGCGGGTTGCTGACCAGCATTCAGAACAACAGCAGCCAGAACAAAGGCACGCATGTCGAGAAGGTTGAGATCCATACCAACAAGCCGATGACGCCGCTCGAGCTGGAGAACATGGTCGCGATGGGGGTAGGCGGATGAGCCTCTACATCGATCTGCTGATCACCAATAACGACCTGACCCTGGACCCTTCGAACCAGCCGCTCCTGGTGGACGATCGGGCCAGCATCGCCCAAGACATCGGTCACATGATCCGCGAAAGCGGGCTGCTGGTGACGATGGTGGCCGAGCGCAATCGCTTCCGCCAAGCCGACTGCATCCAGCAGCTGGAACTGTTGGTCGAGGCCGACGTGCGCCTGGTACCGGGCACCGTCCGCATCCTTGGTGAAGGGACAGGGAAGTACCTGGTGACGGCGAAAACCGTTGAATTTGGATCTGTCGAGGTAGTGCTGTGAGTGACGTGGACTTCAAACAGGCGTTGAGCGACGCCGGCATTCCGACCACCGAGGCCAAGCTGCGCGCCGCCTGGGAACTCGAAGTGGTCGCCCAGGGCAGCAAGTTGAGCAACACCAGCGCCTGGTCGCCATTCTGGCGGGTGATCACCGCCCTGGTGACCAAGCCAGTGATGTGGCTGATCGAATTCATTGCCGGCACCGTGCTGCCGAACTTCTTCGTGAAAACAGCGACCGGCGCCTGGCTGGACATGTTGGCCTGGGCGGTCAACGTCACCCGCAAGCCAGCGACAAAGGCCGAGGGGTTGTTGCTGTTCACCCGCAGCGCCCTGGCCGGCTTGCTGGAAGTTCCCGCCGGTACCCGCGTGCAGTCGATCGCCATCAACGGCAACGTCTACGAACTGTTGACGGTGGCAGCGGCGAGCTTTGCCGATGGCGAATCGCAGATCCGCGTGCTGGCTCGAGCGAAGTACGCCGGCAGCGGCTTCAACCTTGCACCAGGTTACTTTTCCATCCTGCCGGAGCCGGTGCCCGGGGTTGTCCAGGTGGTGAATGCTGACGGCTGGCTGAGCCAGCCAGGCGCCGACACCGAACCTGATGATGAGCTGCGCCTGCGCGTGCGCAACCAGTTCTCGGCGGTCAACCAATGGCATACCGACGCGGTGTATCGCGCCATGATCGCCGCGTTCCCAGGTGTGCAGCCCGACGGCGTTTATTTTGAACACAACGCGCCCCGGGGCCCCGGCAGCGCCAATGCCTTTGTGTTGTTCGAAGCGGACTCGCCGGCGGATACCTACCTGGCTGAAATCAACAATTCCATCCGCGACCAGGGCAACCATGGCCACGGCGACGACCTGCTGGTGCTGGAAATGCCGGCCACGCTGCACACCGTACATTTAACGGTCTGGCCGAAAGCTGAAGTCGGTGCCGAACGCTGGCCGAAGTTGAAATCAGACATCGAGCTGTTCATCCGTGCGGCGTTTCGCGAGAGCAGCGAAAACGACTATCAGCCAACGCTGACCCATCCGCAGTCCCGTTTTTCCTTCAGCCGCCTGGGTGAGGAATTGCATCAGCAGTTCCCGGGGATCGACTCCCTGGACTTCGACAACGACGACATCATTTCTGAGCTGACCATCCCGCGCCTGTCAGGGGTTGAGGTTGTGCTGAATGCTTAAATTGAGCCTGCCTTTTTGGCTGGACGGGCCGGAGCTGGCCAAGCTTAAAGCCGCCGCGCAGTCCTGGTGGGGCAAGGTTGAGAGCTGGGTGAACTGGCCGTTGCTGCAGCTGGACGCCGAGACCTGCCACCTGAGCGTGCTCGATCTGCTGGCTTGGCAGCGCGACATCCAGCGTTTTCATGGCGAGCCGGAAGGGTTGTACCGCCGACGGGTGAAGTACGCCTTCATCAATGCCGTCGACGCCGGCAGCACCGCCGGCATGGTGCGCATCTTCGAACGCCTGGGTGTGGGTTATGTGGAGATCCAGGAGCGCCTGCCGGATCTCGATTGGGACGTGGTCCTGCTGCACCTGTCCGACACGCAACTGAGCGAGAACCCGGTGCTGCTGCGCGTCCTGATGCAGCAATACGGGCGCACTTGCCGGCGTTACGACTTCGTCACGATCACTCCGGTGAAGCTGAACATCGGCGTGGCCGACTTCAACGACGACCAGCAGACGCTGATTGCCACGCTGGATAACAGCGCAAGCCGCCTGGTCGTGATCACCGAGCTCGCCGTTCTCACCTTTCTGACCGATTCATTTTAGGAGCCCCCATGGGAGCGAGCATTACCCTTGCCGGCGAAAGCCTCATTGCCCAAAAACAAGGCGCTCACGAAAAGCTGGAGATTGCTCGCTTCGTGCTGGCCCTGGTTCCTGGCCTTGACCCGAACGCACCGGTTGATCGAACAGCCGGGAAGCCGCCGGCGAATCAGATCGTCTTCACCAAAGTCTATGACCGCAAAGGCTATGTCAGCCCCAACCAGGTGATCTACAGCCTGATGATCGGCTCCGATGTGGGTGACTGGGACTTCAACTGGATCGGTCTGGAAGCGGCCGAAGGCGTGTTGCTGGCCGTTGCAACGGTTCCGGTCCAGCAGAAGCGCAAAAACATCCCGCCGCTGCAGATCGGCAACAACGTCACACGCAACTTCCTGGTGGAGTTCGACGGCGCCCAGGCACTGACCGGCGTCACCGTGGATGCCAGCACCTGGCAACACGACTTCACGGTGCGCTTGAATGGCATCGATCGTCGCGAGCGCCTGAGTAATCGTGACGTGTTTGGCCGCGTCTGCTACCTGGCCAACAGCCTGCAGATGGAACGCAGTTTCGGCCTGTACCAGATCAAAGCGGGCACTGCCTATGTGGAAGGGATCCGCGTCGAACTCGCTGAGCCTGTCCAGGTGCAACTGCCGGCACTGCCTGCCAAGGCCTGGCTGGATGTAGCGCTGGCCCGCGAAGGTAGTGACACCGTGGCCGTCTGGAAGGTGGTGTTTGGTGAGGTGAAAGCCGACTACGCCGACAGCAACGGTACGGCCCACTACGTGGTGGAGCTGGCCAGCGTGGCGGTGTCGGGGGATATCACCGACCAGCGCCAAAGCGAGCCCATCACCGACGCCCTGGTCAGACGGATCGCCCTGCGCGATGGCGACTATCCGGGCCTACGCGCTCGAGCGACGACCAAAGATGACGTCGATCTGGGCAACCTGCCCAATGCCAAAAGCGACGATCCGGCATCGGATAGCAGCGAGGTCCTGGCCACCACCAAGGCGCTCCAGGCGCTGCGCAAAATTATCGAAGACTCCGAAGTCGGGCGCATCGGCACCTTCGCCATGGCCACGCCACCGCCGGGGTGGTTCCGGGCCAATGGTGCGGCGGTGTCGCGCACGGTCTATGCCGCTTTGTTCGCCAAGATCGGCACCACCTACGGCGCCGGCGATGGTGTCAACACGTTCAACCTGCCGGACCCACGCGGCAAGTTCATCCGCGTCCTGGACGATGGCCGGGGCATCGATGTCGGCCGGGTGTTGGGCAGCTCTCAGGCTGATGAGATCCGCAGCCACGGCCACACCGGCAGTTCCGGCGCGGCCGGTAGTCACACCCACACCGGCAGCTCCGCCGCTGCCGGTAATCACACCCACACCGCGTCAAGCGATGCCCAGGGTGCCCACGCCCACACGGTGAAAGAGGGTTCGACCAACCCAAGCATGCCAGGCGGAGAGGTCTTGGCGTCCGGCGATGACGTTACTCAAGTCGCCGGCTCTTACTCAACGACGTCCACCGATGGCGCGCACGCTCACAACATCACCGTCAACGCCGTGGGCGATCACTCCCACGCCATCACGATCAACGCAATCGGCGACCACTCCCACGCCATCACGATCAACGCGACCGGTGGAGGCGAAACCCGGCCTCAAAACATCGCGTTCCTCGCTTGCATCAAATACTGAGGCCATCCCATGGACACGAAAATCGTCTATCAAACCGATCACCTGGGCATCTTCACCGGAACCGCCGTGGCCGATCGCTCGCCGCTGGAACCGGATGTCTGGTTGATCCCGGGTGGTTGTGTGGAAGTCGCGCCGCCGGCGGTACCGGAAAAGAAGGCGGCGTTCTGGGATGGCCGGCGCTGGCAGCTGGTCGACTCCTATCAGGGGCTGACGGCGTACAACATCGTCACCCGCGAACCCATGGTGATCGAGCGCGCTGGTTCACTGCCGGCGGGTTACACCTTGGAAAAGCCAGGTCCGGGGCAGATCTGGGGCAACGGCCACTGGATCGATGACATCCCGGCCGTGATTGAACTGCGTTACGTCGCCCAGTTGGCCATGGTCAACACCGCGTGTCTGCAGGAGATCACCGGCGGGTTCTGGTCCTCGGTGCTGGGCGATCGCTTCTTCTACGACACCGAGCTGGAAGATCAGTTGAACCTGACCGGCATGATCCTGCGCGGCTTGGGCGGCGCCTACGCCTGCCGCGATGAGTTGGGAATGAAAGCCTTCCTGGACCACACCAGCGAGCAGCTGCGTGAGATTGGCGACGAGTTCACCGAGTTCAAGCTGCAGCGCCTGCGCAAAGCCAACGACCTCAAGCAAGCCCTGGCAGTGGCACGATCGGCATCAGACCTGGACGCGATCAACGCCGTGGCGTGGGAGTCGGCACCGGTATGACCTGGGCTCCCATCACCCTGCGCTGGCCGGAGCAGTCCACCCAGTGGCTTGACGACCTCGAGGCGGCAAAGAGTCTGGCGAGCAGCGAGCTGGCCAGCACCGGGCAACGTCTGGCAGGTCTGGCCGACTTGGCCACCACTTCACCAGGTCCAGTCGGTGCGGCAGCAGAAGCCGCCGTGGCCGCAGGCCGAGCGGGACTGGCCGATGCCCTGGGGGAAGTGCCGGCCTGCCTGGTGGTGACACCATTTCAAAGCGGAGTGGGGCAGGGCCGCGGTTACCAGCGTTACCTGTCCGCGCCTAACCTGCTGCAGCAACTGGGCGAGAAGCTCGAGGACACCGGCGACGACAGCCGTCCGGCTGGTTCGCAATATGCCTTGGCCGTGATGTTCCTGGGCACGCGCTACGACAAGTTCGCGGCGACCTTGGCCCGGTTCAATGCCGTGTTGCCTATGTCAGACCTGCAGCGCGCCGAACGCCGAGCGAAAAACCTGTTCGCCCTGGACGCGGAAAAGTGGGAATTACCCACCGCCGGCACGCTGCCGCGCTGGGGAGCGTTGCCGCTGGAGCGTTGCACCGTGACCAAGGCCGCCACGCAAGCCTTGAACGGTCAGCTGTCGTCATTGGAAAGCTACGCGGACAGTTCGCCGATGGCCGATCTGGCGAAGCTGGCAGCCCGCAAGGCCAGCCAGGCACAGGCACAGGCGCAGAAACTTGCCGACCTCAAATCGCAGTTCGCCGGCGGTACCGCCGACGACAGCATGCGCGCGCGTCTGATCGGTCCGGGGAATGCCGCCGAGTTGCGGCACCAGCTGCTGCAGGGCGAAGCCCCTGGCCATGAGTGGGGACTGTCCGCCGGCGTGCTCCTGGTCGGCTCCCTGAAGGGGTTGTCGTTTGTTCGGGAATTGGTGGGCCTATGACCTTATTGCTCGATGGCGAACAGGTGCTCGGCAAAAACCTCAAGGTCACCGCCAACCTGCGAATCGAAAGCGACGACCTGTCGGGGCAGACCAGCAACACCGATTCGGCGCACAAGGGGTTCAAGCCCAAAACACTGGCCGTCACCTTGTTGATTCCCTTCGCCGATGCGGAGCACCTGCGCAACCTGATGCGCCTGGCCGAGTCGACCGGCACCGGTGGCGAGCTAAAAACCTATCGGGTGGTGAACGACACCGCGTCCGCGTTCGGCGTGCGTCAGGTGCAGTTCTCCGACGGCGTCAGTGCGCGAGAAGACGATTCGGTTAGAGCCTGGCTTGTGCAATTCACGCTGGCGGAAAAGCTCTCCAACCCTGAGCGGGTGGAGGCACGCCGGGCCGGCAAAGCGGTGACCCAGCAAGGTGCCCCGGGCCAGTCCGTCACTGCACCAGGTGCAGGTGCGGGTGCCAGTGGAGCGGACGCACCAGGTCAGGAGCTCAGCGGCTTCGAAGCCACCCTGAAAAAACTGGATAACTATCTGGGCGGTGGGGCATGAGCATGAAATTGCACAAGGTGCTGACCATCGGCGGTGTCGTTTACCCCCTGGTCAGCGATGACGTGCGCCTTGAACTGCGCACACCTGGCCGCGCCACCCTGACCATTCAGGCAGCGGCGCCGGTGAAAGGGCTGGTGACACTGGATATTGGCTACAACGACAGCCCGCTGCAGCGCCACTTCATCGGTTACGTCGAGCGCTGCACCTCGTCCAACGCGATCGAGCAGGTGCTGTTCTGTCGCGAGCTGGCCGCGATTCTGGCCAAGCCGTTGCCGATCAACCTACGGCATGCAGACCTGAGCACCGTGCTGGCCGACATCAACCAGAAAACCGGGTTGAGCTTTCGAGTTCCAGACAAGGCCTACGCCAAGCTAAAAGCCCCGTTCTTTTACAACCTGGCCGCCGGCTACCAGGCGATGGACAGCCTGGCCCGGGTGTTCGGGATCGCCGACTTCATGTGGCAACAGCAAGGCGACGGCGAGGTGTTTGTGGGCAGTTGGGCTGACAGTTTTTTCGGCTCCCGATCACCGCTGCAGCTGCCCGTCGCGCTGTTCGACGGCTACCAAAACAACCAGAGCGCGATGATTGCGGCCCTTCCCGGGTTGCGACCAGGTGCATCCATCAACCAAGGCGAGCGCATCACCCAGGTGACGCTCACCGGCAACCAAATGGCGATCCGATGGAAGACGCAATCCGCCGCAGCGTAGAGCGGCAATTCCCCGAACTCACCGGCGGTTATCACTTGCCGCGCTTTGCCCGGGTTGTCGGTGTGGCAGACGCCCCCGCCGGCGCCGGGATCTGCGACGACTTCCGTCCGCGCTTTGCCGTGGACCTCGAGCTGCTTGGGGAGGACGACGAGCCGGATCCGGCGCTGCCAGTGCTGGCCGGTGTGCCGTTGCCAATGCCGATGGGCGGCGACGAGATGGGTTTTTTCGCATTCCCCGAAGAAGGCACGCGCGTGGTCGTGTCTTTTGCCTACGGCCTGCCGAGCAAGCCGTTTATCCAGGCGATCCTGCCGCATGGCTTGAGCCTGCCCAAGGTGCCGAAAGGTGACCAGGTGTGGCAGCACAGCGACGCCGCCCAACAGCGCGCCGATGCGGACGGTAACTGGCTGCGCCAAACCGATGGCCGAATCCTGGACAAGTCGATAGAGCGCGAGGTGGAGAGCCTGAGCAACGTCGAGCACCACCAGAGCAGCAAAGTGGCGGTGGACGACCATTCGACCGAGTCGGTCGGGGGCATCAAGACGCTCGAGGCGATCGGCGCGCTCAAGCTGCTGTCGGGTGGGGCTGCAAGCCTAGCCGCGCTGGATGACCTGAATCTGGCCAGCGGCCGCGACCTCAACCAGGTGGTGGGCCAAAAATTGAACCTGACGGTAGGTGGCCAGCTGCAGGAGCGCATCGAAGGCGCCCGCCGCAGCATTGCTCCTACGACCTGGCTGGGATCTGAGTCGGTGAACGTGCTGCAGGTGCTGTGCGATCTGATCGACGTGGTCACCCAGATGAATGCCGATATCGCCAGCCATCAGCACGGATCCAGCCCAGTCCCAACCAACGCGGCGAGCTTCGCCGGTCATGCCGGTACCGGCGCACAACTTTCTGGGCAGCTTCAGCCCATCACCGGAGCCTAATTTGGAACTCAAGAATTACTTCGCCTTGGATGACCAAGGCAACGCTCTCGGCGGCGCGACCTGTTACCTGTATCAGCGCGGTACCGAAAGCCAGGCCAGCGGTATGCAAAAGGCCAATGGCGTGGCAATGCTGAATCCCATGACCGCCGACGAACATGGATTGATCCAGTTTGCGGCACCCAACGGTCTATACGATTTGCGCGTGGTTAAGGGGAGCCGTGACTATCGCATCCATCTGCAATTTAACGATGTGACGGAAAACGTCCTGGCGGCTCAACAGGCGGCCGAAAGGGCAGAAGTAGCGGGCGATCTGGCTTTGCTTAAGTCGGGCGCCTATGGCTCGATTGAGGAAGGGATGCTAGAGACCGCCGATGGCAAGCTGTTTCAAGTGCTCAGTCCCACCAACATGGAGTACTTGATCCTTTACCGTAACGTTGCCGGCGCCGCGGTCGAGCAGCGGCGTTATCCATCGGCGCTGGCAATTGACGCCGTGAGCAGTTTGATCAGTGGCGACCAGAACAACTCGTTGTTCTTGAATCTCAATGATGCAGAGGGGGGAGTGCTGGGAGACATTTCCACCAAAGGCCTATCCATTCTCGGCTTGGAGATTCACCAGAGTGACGATTTCAGCGGAATCTATGACGACGACGGGGCCGTCATCTTGCACTCTGACAAGGATCGCATTCTGTTGGGCGGGCTCGAAATCAAACCGAGCTCCTACCCTGGGATCGCCCTGGTCGATGAAGAGAACTGTTTGGTTGCTGATCTCTCTGTGCCGGCCGGCGCATCGTCCCTTGAGCAAGCTGACCCGTTCGAGAGGGGATTGCTGTTCGAGCCCTTGATTGCGACATCACCTGGTGGAGCCGCCAAGATTTATGCCCAGGGCTTATTGCCGCGCCGGGAACTGGCGCCTTACGTCGTCACTAGTCTGTCGAGCGTGGTGAATGAGGTCAGTGATACGGCGCCGGTGCTGCCGGTTGACGCGGTACGACTGGGGGCAACCGCAACACTCAATATGCGCCCATTGAACAACCCCGATAGCCGTCGGTTGATGACGCTGACCCTGAAAAACGTGCCAGTGCAAAGCCCCCCGGTGGCGAAAAACATCCTCGCAATAGGCGACAGTATCCTGAACTACTCGGGTCCACTGCTGTTGGGCCAGTACCTTACCGAACTTGGCATCAACGCGAATTGGATCGGGACGCTGAAAAGCTCAGTTTCCACGGAGCTGAACGCAGACGGGCCAGTGTCGGAAGGCCGCTCGGGTTGGGAAACCGGTGACTTCACTTACGCCATTACCGATCGTGCGTACATCGTCGAGCCTGGCCAAGAGTCTGTTTATCAGGCGCTGGATAAAGTACAGAAAGTTCGATACAACCCATTTTTGCGATTGGCGATTCCGTCAGATGATCCTGCGTTAGTTCGTAATGGATATATCTTCGATTGCGCGTTTTACCAGTCTCGTTTCAATCTTCCGACGCCGGATGTTGTAATTCAAGCGTTAGGAACGAACGATACGCGAGACCGAACCGCCGAGAGCATATATAATCATGTTTATGAAAATGATTTGATTATCTATCGTCAGATCAAGGCCGCATGGCCTAATGCAAAGATTATTCGAACTCTCCCTGGTACGGCGACGACATCAGAGCGCAATGCTCTTTGGACGAGTCACTATGTTCCATTGATTCGAGCAATCCAAGCGGCAAGAACGGAATACAACGACTCCAAACTTTGCATAGCGCCGCTGTGGGCTATGACCGCAACTGATAGTGGTTATTTTGTAACGGTGTCCAGGCCAGTCGGGGCTGATGGGTTCAGAGAAGGTAGTTGGGACGATTCGATTCATATTTATGATTCGACTCGGCGAGGATATTACAAAACACTCGCTCCATTTGTTGCCGGTTCACTCTTAAACATAATTTGAACGTAGGGAAATTAATATGGGTTCAACAATTACTGCACCAGGTGTGACCGCTCCATGGAACGCCAAGGTCCGTCCACCGGTTTCACGGGGTCTGGAAGCATGGTTTACATTCGATACGGATCCGACTCGATTCAGTTTCAACCGCGCTGTTGGGAAAGGGGACGCCATCATCACCGGCGCGCCACAGGCCTTTACAACGCACGGTCGATTCAAAGGGATGACCAACTTCCTGCAGACGCAGGTCAGTGAAACGGCTGACCAGACCATCATCGTGATCGGCAAAGCCGCGGCGCCTATTCCCGAGGGCGCATCGGCAGGCGGTGACGCCAATACCCCTTATTACGTGGGTAACCGCTATGGCGCGTCGATTCCTGCTGGCTACACGGGCGTAGCGCTGGGCACGTCTCTGTATCATCGGAACCCGACCACTCTGACCTCCACGGGTGGACGGTTGAACAGCGCAGGCACTAACGCTGATATCGGTGCTGTGGACCTGGCGGCAGACGTGCCAACTGATTGGGGTATTCGGGCGATCCGAGTCGCTGCATCCGGCGTGAACATCGTTCAAAACATTACCCGGGGAATTCGCCGGGACGGGACGCTGGCCACTTCTCGGGTTCTCTCCGATGCCAAGCACCGCATTGGTAGTGCGACCACTAGTTTCGGCGCCGAGGTCGATATTTCTGCTGTGGCTATTTACTCTGCCTTTCTGTCGGACCTTGAGCTCTCTCAGGTCGTGGCGAGTATGCGAAAAAGAATGAGTCGACTAGGGATCGCGGTTTAGCAGGTGAGAACATGCCCTATTAGGGCATGTTTAAAAAAGCCCGCATGTAGCGGGCTTTTTGCATTAAACGCCCGTAGGGTTAGGAGTGCCTTTAAGGATGAGATTAGTGATGAAGTCAGACTTAATGCCCAAGGTCTCAGCAACTGATACCCAGCATTCGTGATATTCAGGTGTGCCATCGAAAAAAACATTGCACCTTTCTATGATAAATATCGAATCGCTGCCTGCATTAAGAAAGTTGAGCTTAGCTTGCCTTGTATCCTTCAGGTCTACCGGCACAGATAGAACTTCTAGTATTTTATTAATGCTTTCAAGGTTTGGAAGCATTGATACTATGTTGTGGCGTTGTTCTTGGGTGAATAGATGGGCGACCTCAATAAAATATTTGTCGATGCTTGGGACTAATATGCTGGTTCCCATTCGGTGAGAGGTGGGTATGCCACCTTTATACAGAAGGTCGATGTGCTCGTTTATTTCAGTGAATAAGTGTTGGGCGGCCTGACGTAGGCGATGAACATCCTCTTCAATGCACATTACTTTATTGGCGTTTTCTTTTTTACTTTTTGACTTGTCTCGTAGCAGGTTCAAGCTAAAGCCGATAACGACACCAAGCAATGAAAATGCGTATGGGAGAAGTGTCTCCACCCAGTCTTTTTCTTTTTCGGTGGCCGCCATGTAACTCAGGCACTGCAAAAAGCCTTCCATATCCAAATCAGTCTTCCCTTAGTAAATTTTCAATAGCTCCTGGAACCCGCCAAACAGAGCTAGGTGCAGCGGCTGATTGTATTCCATCCCTCAGCGTGGCGTTCTTGCGCGCTGTTCGCTGGTGGCACTGTGAAGTGCCGCGTCAGCCATAAAATCATGCTGGTAAGAAAAAAACACCAGAAAAAGCACTTATCCCCCTCCCGCCGACGGGCTTTGCGTCCGTTTTTTGTGCAATTTCGGATGTAGTGCAAACGAACCGGTAGCCCAAGCGGGCTGTGGGGCTCTGCAGGCGATCGGCGATTTCACAAAGTGCAAAGTTTTGAAGAGTAATGCAGCGCGGTTGCACAGCGGCGCAGGGTGGGATCACGGAACGGGTAGCGCTGGAGTGCCCGGTTTCATTGGGCGAAAACTTTTAAAACGTGGGTTTCAGTGTGTTTTCAAAAGCCCGCACGTTCCTTTTGAAGCGGGCAATGACTATTTATAGGGAACGGCTGAGTTACCTGCGAGCCACGGCTTGCGGGGTCTGCGGCGGGGTGGATGGATTTCACAGTGCTGAAGGCGATGGCCGATCAATTTTCACCTTCATGCCGACAGTGCACAACGTCAGGCAGGCTGTATGCTGCGATCTCAATTGTTCCCTGGGAGTTTTTTGCTGGAAAACCAGATAATCTGGGAACGTGTAAGGGAAATATTTAGATGTGAATTTCTAAACTTTGACAGGGAGGATGTAAGAGTGGTTCGAGAGAAGCTAGTAGAGTTGGTTAGCAAAGTTCTTTCTGATTACTATGAAGAGTTTAATCGTAAGATTAATTGGGGGGATGTGGATAAAAATGGACTGAAAGTTCTTTATCCGACAATGATCTTGATTACCGATCTTCCCGGTTACTATATTGTTGAGTTGGTTGGTGCGTCAAGTAAATATAAGAAGCTGACTGTTAAGCGGACCAGTTGTGTTTCTGTGGAGAAATACTTTCATCAGTTTTCTGATGTCGCGGCTGGTCCGTGTGTTGTTCTTGCGGGTGGCAACAATAGATTGAGTGATTTAAATATAGCAAGAGCGCAGGATCACGATTCTGTGGTAACTCGATTTCCATTTTTGGAGTTTGCTAGTAAAACGAATTTTCAATTTACTGAGGGAGAGGGTAGCGTTATAAGGCTTGATGATGGTTTTGATACGGGCTTTCTTTATCGGTGCGTCCTTATAAATTCCCAGAATAATCTATACAGATGTAAAAATATCTTCTTGGCTTTTTTGATGAAGAAAGGATTGGACAGGAAGGAGGTGGTCGGACTATTTGAAGCTGCCTTGACTTCTGAAAATGTCTACGCGGCTCACCTTGTTGAATCTGAACGACAAGCTCGGCGTGTCATCGGCGGTCAACTACAAAACCTTTATCTTTATGAGGGATTGCATGAGACAACGATAGGTGAGTTTATAAGGTCTCATCCTGAGATAGTAAAAAAAGCTTTTAAGACTGATAACTTCATATATGAGCCGTATTTTGATTGGAAGTTTAAGCCCGAAGGTTGTAAGGATACTGCTATAAATCCAGACTTGCTCGTGAAGAGAGAAGATGGATATTATGATATATATGATTTGAAAACTGCGCTATTAAAAAGGCGCAACGTTACGAAAGATGATAGAAATCGCCGGAGGTTCATTGATGCTGTATACGAAGGTCTGAATCAGTTGGCGAACTATCGTGAGTATTTTTCATATGCAGAGAATGCTGAGCATGCTCGAGTTAAATATGGGGTTGAAGTGTCTTTGCCTAGATTGGTTTTGGTGGTAGGTAATTCCGAAAATACAATAAGCATTGAAGTGAAGGAAGCTTGTAGGTTGTTTCCAGAAGTGTCCGTAATAGATTGGGATACTATGTGCCACCTGTTCCTTTCTGACGGGTGACACGATTTCACTTGTATGGACGAAGCAATGTTCAGACTCTCGGACCAGCAGCCGGTCAATCGAAGTCCAAAGCTTCGTCCAAGTCTACATTTTTCAGTCCCCCAGCAGGGTGATAGATAAACTTAAACTTTGAATCAGTAAAACCTAACTTGCGGACAGCCTTGGCCGCGGGTGTGCCAAACACAACGATTCGAGTGTATTTATGTGCCTCGATATCTTGTCGCAACCATTCAGCGCAATGGCGTTGTGCCGCGGCCTTAGGGGCTAAATCTCGTGGATTACTTACGCCAACTGCTGACTTCTTTCCTGGGAAGCACTGGACGGTATTCGTGATGTTGAAGTTCTGTCTTGTTCGGTTCACTCTGCGAAACGCAGCGTTTAGGCGCACACCAGCGGAACCATGCTTAGTACTGATCACAGGTTTACCTTTCGCCCATTCATTGACACCAGGCGCTTGGAAGATGAGTAGCACATCAGCATCATTTTCTTCCATGGACAGGGGGGCGCTACGCATGTTTTGAAAATGCGGCTGAAGATGATCTGCATTTAGGTAGGGGCAGCCGTTGCAATGGCAACCGTATTGGGTAGGCATGATATGGGTTAACTCGATGTAAATTGTCGAAGGAAATTTTTGAGAAGCATGGTACCGCCCGATCACTGCGAGGTGGTTTTAAAGATGGGGGTACCAGGTTGCAATATGCTGGCAACGGCGGTCACTAGGTCATCCAATGACCATGGCTTGTGTAGATAGATCGTATGGGCCGGTAAGTCGCTTGGATCGATCAGATAACCAGACGTGAGAATGGAGCCAGTCCAAGGCCGGCGACTTTGGATCATCTCAATAAACTCGATCCCTTGGATCTGACCTGGTAGCGCCTGGTCCACAATTACCAGCGGGCAATGGAAAGGGTTTTGCAGAAGGTACGTCAGCGCGTCGTCTGCAGTTTCGAAAGCCAGAGACTGGGCACCAATCTCGACCAGAATGTCCGTCATCAGCGTACGAAGGGTAGGGTCATCCTCCACCACGATCAATGTGCCCTCGATCGGCAGCATACCTTCCCAATTCACATTCAC